CTTAACTACAACCGGAACACATTCAACTTATACCCAAACATCGCTCGCAGATAATATTGTTACCACTGCTAAAATTCTTGATGGTTCTGTTACTGATGATAAAATTCAATCTGTAGCGGCTTCAAAATTAACTGGTGGTTTTGGTGGAACTTTTCAGATAGATAAATTTACAGGCGATGGTACTACATCAATATATACATTAACTCAAGATGTTGCTGTTCCAGCATCAATCATAGTAACAGTTAGTGGTATTCATCAGTTTTCTCCAGATCATTATACGTTATCAGGAACTGGTAATAGAACACTTACATTTAATACTGCTCCTGCTACTACCTTAGTTATCACTATACAATATTTAGGTATTGTAACAGATATTGGAGTTCCCTCTGGTGGTACACTAACAGAATCAATGTTTACTCCCGGACTCATCCCTGTTAGATATTCTACCAATCCTACCGTTACTTCCGCAGAAGCAAATAATTATACTGTCGGTACTGAATGGATTAATACTACTGATGGTAATATTTTTGTTTTAACTGATGCGACTGCTGGTGCTAATGTTTGGTTAGGTATGTCTCAGCGTTTTGATACATTAGCAGCAATGGTTGGTGGTCAGCGTGGAGCGATTATTAATTATGATGCAAATGGAAATTGGGTTGTATTAGCACCGGGCAAGGCTGGACAGAAATTAGCCTCTGGTGGTTTTGGTAAAGATGCGTACTGGATTGGTGCTTGGGAAGAAGCAATAAATAATAGAACAATAACGAAATCAGTACTTGTTTATGCTAGTAAATTTAAAATAGATGGAGTATCGCAAGATTCTTTAGTTTTGGCAGAAGGAAATACTTATAAGTTTGATACAGCCAATGCTTCTGTATCAGGACACGCATTTAAATTTGCAACTGCTGCAGATGCCGCTGGTAGTACAGAATATACAACTGGTGTAACATATGTTGGAACACCGGGTACTGCTGGTGCATATACACAAATAGTTGTAGCTGTAGGAGCACCTGATTTATATTACTATTGTGCTCATCATACAGGAATGGGTGGTACTGCAAGCACAACATCAGATATTCCGGTTGATCCTAATAATGATTATATAGTTGATACATCAAGTGTTGCTAAAACTGTTCAACTTCCTGCATCACCTACAGCGGGAGATGCTATTAGATTTGTAGATAAGACAGGATCTTGGGATACTAATAGACTTACAATTAAAAGAAATGGTAAAAACATAAATAGACAAGCTTATGATTTGGTTTTAGAAAGTGGACCAATGATTGATTTAGTATATACGTCTGCAACTGATGGATGGGTACAGACTGATAGTGATGGTGCTGATTGGAAACATCTTGTATTTGCTGACGGAGTAGTTACTACTACATATGCAGCTTCAGCATTAGATACTGATTTATCAGATAGAACATCTGATATTACTACAACATCTAATCTAATTTTTAGTTCGGGAACTATTGACAATCTAGTTGATGGTGGTTATGCAGGCAGTGCAGCCGATTCTATTACTGCGACACTTGAAGTAGTTGATGCAACAAAATATATACAATTTGCTTTTGAAACACCAAACATTATGACTGGAGTAAGAATGTGGAATCACCATGAAGACACAATACCTGAGGTTCCATTACTTACAGTTACAAGTACAGCCGAAGCTTTTACAGTAGGTGAAACTATTACTGGTAGTTCATCAGGTGCAACAGGAACTGTTATTCTTGGTGATGCTAATACTACAACTGTTACTTATACTGAAACGTCTGGAGCAACTAGATTTACTACTTCTGATACTATTACGGGTGGAACAAGTACTTTTACTAAAACTGTAACAGCTAATGACACACCATATGGAATTTGGCAATGGCAAGGAAGTGCAACAGGTGTTTGGGGTGGAGAAGAAGTTAATATAGGTACAGAATGGGCTTGGCATAATGAGGGAATGACATATGGAGCTAGTCCTTATTCAAACCCACAAGGTTATATAGATCGTACTGAATTATCTGCTAATACTACTGGTTACAAATATTATAGAATGAAAGGTGTACGTGGTGCTATGTGGCCTCGGTCTGATTGGTTTGGATTTTATTTTACAAGACAAGACAGCACACAATCAGTTCCTACTTACGATGCTATTACTAATACTTCATATATGATTGATACGACAGCTGGTGCTTTTACAGTAAAACTACCAGCTAATCCAGCAATAAATCATTATGTTGATTTTACAGATCAAGCAACATACTTTGCCACTAATAAACTTACTGTTGGAAGAAATGGAAAAAATATACAGACATTGGCTGAAGATTTAGAAATAAATGTTGCTAATACGTCTACCCGATTAACTTATACTGGCACAACGAATGGTTGGGTTTTATCTTAAAGGAGAAAATGTAAATGAGTAATTTAAGTCAATTTCTTGGTGGGAGTTCAGGTTCTTCTGGTGGTGGAGGAGGGGGTAATGCAAACTTCAGTACTGATCCATTTGAACGAGCTGCTTGGTATGTGCATACCGCAGTCGATACCTCCAGTAGAGGTTATATTGTCTACAATCATTATAATAGACCTATTACAACTTGGAGTAATTTATCTGGCCCCAACTTGGATAGTTCCTATGGTCCTGAAACAACGAACAATCATAGTGGAGTAATGACTACCAACAGTCACAGTAGTTCGAGCACTAGAAGTCATGGTAGTAATGCTGTTAGTGGTGGTAGTGGAGATATAGGGGGTGTAGCTCCCAATGCGTGGGGTGGCCATATGCAGGGTCATGCTATGGATCATTATAGGCATACAATGTCAGCAAACATGAATAGTTGTTGTTGGGTAGGAAATACTGATCCACAACGAAGAATATTTAGAAGGGGACAAGAGTGTTGGGCAGGTGGACGTTCGGCGATGGAAGGATCATCATATAATACTCATGGCAATGTATGGACTGCCCGAGGTTACGCAAAACAAATGCGACAGAATTGGTATTTTGGTTCAAGTGTATCTACTACTAACCGATTTGGTTGGGCTGGTTCTTCAAATGATTCACGCGGTTGCATGGGATATAATCAAAGAACTAAAGTAATGGTTTTTGTTGAGAGTACGAGTACTAGTAATCAAAGATGGCATTGGTATAAAGATGTTCCACCTCCTCATCCAGGAGTTGATTGGAATTGGTGGAGACAAAATGTAAAAGAATCAAATCACCGATGGACAGATGTTCCTTATAGTATTTATGATAATGAGGATAGATATCACCATACTGTAATTCCATGTGATAATGGACAAGTTTATTGTACCTATATGAGGCCACATACAGGGTTTTATATTCAAGCAATTAATTTTACAAATGAAACTTATGGCACCGATACTGATTGTGGATATACCTTCAGAAAAGAATTAGATCAGTATGGAGTAGAAAATACTACAGATGTTAATTCAATAAAAGGTAGTATGACTACTACAACGACTTATGGTATTTCTAGTGATGAAGACCATGGTCAGATGTTTATGATAACAAATGATGGTAGATATGTTTTATGTATGACTCCATATTATTATTATGGCTCAGGAATAAAAATGTATATGATTGATAGTGTAACTGGTGAATATCGTAAAGGTTGGAATAATGATACAAGTTATTCAATGTGTGTTTCACCAGTTGGTGCTAATGATTTTGTTTTTAATAGAAACGTAAATTCTGATTCGGATTACAGACTATATTCTGGAAGACACAGTATGGAAGAGAATTTTCATTCATATAAAATTGATAACTATGGTCAAGGGGGGAATAATATAGCGTGGGGTCCTGCTGATGGAGGAACTATTAATAGTAATTTTACAAATGCATATGGTATGTTTGACAGTTGTCATCATTCTACTAATTATCCACGAATTTATCCGGTAATTCCGGGTGCATTAACAATCGCGGAGGTTGAAGCTTATAGAGGTCCTGCTACAAACGATTGGTCAACACCACAAAATGCAGGTTTTACATATAGTGACCAAGCAACATGGAAGGATGTTAATCCACCTGAATCTGGATGGTAAAATTATATAACAATAGGAGCGTAAGATAATGGCAATAATTAAAGTTAATTTTAATGAAGATGGTACACAATATTATCCTGATCCAGACGGAAAGTTTGAAATTGATGATATGGTACCGCATCCTCATCGGTTTCAAGTTAAAGATGGTGTATTAGTTGATATTTTTGATGGGATGTCTGATAATGCTATTTTATCTAAGATAACAGAAGAAGCCGATGCAGAATTAGCAAAAAAATTAGTAGAACATAAAAACTTCGTGAAGCGAAGGGTGAAGATTGCTACAGGTAATTTAATTGCTGCTACGGATTGGAAACTAGATAAAGCACGAGATACTGGTGCTGATAATACAGATATACTAGCAGAACGTCAAGCACTTAGAGATAAATCAAATGCTTTAGAAGATGTTATAGATGCTCTCAAGGATGAAGATGAAATGAATGAATTTGGTTGGAGTGACCAAACTTTAGAAAAAAAATAAATTATAAAGGAGATTGACTATGAATGAAGTAGTAACTACGCCAGAAGAAAAAGTAAAATATGCGCAAACTATTATTAATATTTTACAAACAAGATTGAATGATAGTATTTCACAAAATATTCAATTAGAAGCAAAGTTAATTAGATTACAAGAGGACACAGCACAAGCAGATCAACCAGAACCACCAGATACGGATAATCAACAATAAGGAAATAATAAATGCCATTAAATCAAGTAGACATAAGTATGATGCAGGATATTCCTGCACCGGGTGTTGCTGGGAAAATTATAATATCTGATGGAACAGATTGGATAAGTGGTCAAAATTCACCAGTTGGAGCAATTGTAAAACAAGCAACTGATCCAACTGTATCTGATCCACCCTCACCGAATGTTGGTGATTTGATTATGAATAATACCACTGGAGAGCTTTTCTGTTGTACTACAGTTGCAGTTGGAGCCAACGTATGGAAAAATGCAGGTAAGGGGGCTTTTGATGTTGTACCAAATGATCCTCCATCGAATCCAACAGATGATTTTCCAGATTTAGCTGAAAATTCAACTACTAATCATACATTTACTGGTGCTACTGATACTGGTGCTGGAGCAGGTACTGTAGATTATTATATGGTTGATAATATTTCTGATGGTAGTTTGTTATCAGTTGATGCTGCAGAAAAAGCAGCGGGTACAGCTCATGTGTTTACATCTACATCTGTATCAGCTAGTACAGATGTAACTTTTAGAGTAAGAGCAAAAGATAATTATGGTGCTTATAGTACTGGTGTAACTATAACAACGACAGTTAAAAACCTTTATGCTGGACATTTCTTAGTTGTTTCTGGAGGAGGAAGTTCAGGTACAGGAGGTATGTCAGGCGGCGGAGGTGGTGGTGGTGTAAGAACTTCGTGGGCCGGTGGAAGTGGTGGTGGAGGAAATTCAGAAGCTCAATCATTATTTGCTCCTGGAACTACTTATACTTGTACTGTAGGTAATGGTGGTGCAGCGGCTGCTGCAACTGGAAGTCAAAATCAAATCTGGCCAGCTGATTCTGCTGGTATTGATATACAAGGTGGTGTTTCATCAATAGCAGGTACAGGATTTACAACAATATCATGTGTAGGTGGTGCTACTTCTCATGGCGGGAGTCACGATGGTCATACTGCTGATTTAGGTCATACCACAGCAGGTGGTGGCCCTCATAATGGTGGTTGTGGTGGATCGGGTATTTCTTCAGGAGGTTTGGGAACAGTAAATCAAGGTTATGCAGGTGGGTATGCCTCATCTTACACTTATGCAGGCGGAGGTGGAGCAGGAACAGTTGGTGGAAATGGTGGAGGACAATCTTCTCCTTCTCAAGGAGGAGGAAGTGGAAAACAAATTAATATAGATGGTAACAATTATTATTGGGCCGGCGGTGGGGGTGGTGCAGGCCACGGAACTCCTGGTGCTGATGGTGGTATCGGAGGCGGCGGAGGAGGAGGACAAGGATATGGAAACAATCAAGGCACTGGTGGTGGAAGTGCTATAAACGCTGGTGCAAATGCTGATTGTAATGCTCCTTTTCATTCTGATTGTCGAGCAGCTATAGGAGGAGTAGGTGGTGCAAATACAGGTGGTGGTGCAGGTTCTGGAGCTGATTCTTCGGATGGTGCATCCAATGGTGGTTCTGGAATTGTAATTATCAGAATTCCTACGGCAGATATAACTGGTGGTGCAAGTCCAACAGTAACAGGAGCACCAACAGTAGCAACAGTTGGTTCAGATACAGTAATAACATTTACCGGTACAGGTACTTTTGTAGCATAGGAGATATTAATGGCACATTTTTCAGAGTTAGACAAAGAAAATATTGTTTTACGAACTATTGTCGTGCATAATGATGTATTAAAAGATGAAAATGGTAATGAACAAGAACAACTTGGTGTTGATTTTTTAACTGATTTATTTCCGGGTACTTTATGGAAACAATGTTCTTATAATGCCTCCGTGAATGGTTGGCGAAAAATTTACCCGGGTTCAGGTGCACGTTATAGTCCAGAACATGATGCTTTTATTCCAAAATCACCATATCCGTCTTGGGTTTTTGACAACGCAACTTGTAGTTGGAGAGCACCAGTGCCACGACCAGATGATGAAGATATTAAGTGGACATATAAGTGGAGTGAATCAGAAGGTTGGAAAAAACATATTTACGATCCAGTACCTGAATAAAATATGATTTTTATTGAAGATAAATTTTTGTTTGATGAAAAAGAAAAAGAATATATTGATGAATTAATTATTAATAATTATTTTCCTTATTATTATCAAAGTACTGCTGTAGATGATGACCATTATCCATTTTTATGTCATACATTAAAATTTACAGATAAGGATGCAAATCATTCATCACAAACAGAAAAGTTTATTGAAATACTTGATAAGTTCTGTAAAAAACATGAGATTTATTATGATACAGTTTATAGAGTAGCTATTAATTTAACTTTTAATAATGGTTATAAACATTCTAAGATTCATTGCGATCATAAGTTTGAACATAAACAATTAATCATTTATTTAAATGAACCGAAGGATAAAGAAAGTCAAACTATTATTGTAGATAATAATAAAGAAATAAAAGTAGTACCAGAAAAATATAAAGCAATTTGTTTTGGTAGAGTACCACATTATCATTATACACCAAGATTTGGTGAGAGAGTTGTGGCAGTCTTTACGTTTGGGACAGGACTACAAAAGTCTGATAGGCATAATGGACATTTAATACCTGAATTAATATAAAGGGAATAACAGATGGCAGTAAATACAAGACCACAACTTATTGATTATTGTTTACGGCGTCTTGGCGCCCCTGTAACAGATATCAATGTGGATGATGAACAAATATCAGATCGAATAGATGATGCAATTGAATTTTTTCAGGAGTATCATTTTGATGGTGTCGAAAAAGTTTTTCTTAAAAGTCAATTAACTCAAGATGATATTGATAATGAATATATTACAATTCCTGATGCCGTTATTAGTGTTCTTCGCGTTCTTCCAATTCCAAATTTTAATGCATTTCAAACTGGGTTCTTTAATGAGGAATATCAATTACGTTTAAATGACTTAGAAAGTTTCAGTGGTTCTTCAATGATTAATTGGCAGATGTCATTAACTAATTTTTCATTAATAGAACATTTGTTTTCTATTCAACCTACAATGATGTATAACAGAAAACAAGATAGAGTATATTTGGAAACAGATTGGGCAAATAAATTTACAGTAGGATCTATTCTTATTATAGAAGCTTATCGAGCACTTGATCCATCTACATATCCACAAGTATACAATGATATGTTTTTGAAAAAATATGCTACGGCATTAATCAAACAACAATGGGGAAGTAACTTAAAGAAATTTACTGGTGTAGTTTTACCAGGTGGGATTCAGTTAGATGGACAAACAATATTTACTGAAGCATCCGAGGAGATTATAAAAATAGAGGAAGAAATGAGTTTGAAACACGAACTTCCACCAGACGGATATATAGGGTAACTACACATGGCTTCGAATATTTATTTTCAAAACGCAACTGCAGATCAAAATTTATTAAACAACATTAACAGAGAGGTTATACAGCAGGCAGGTATAGATATATTATATCTTCCTAGAATCCTTGTTAAAGAAGATTTAGTATTAGGTGAGGATGTTATATCTAAGTTTGAAACAAATTATCAGATTGAAATGTATGTTAAGTCTAATGATAATTTTGGTGGAGCAAGTGATGAAATTAGTAAATTCGGTTTAACTATTACAGATGAACTTATATTAACAGTTCATGCTGAAAGATTTAAATTTGTAACTGGTACAGAAATTCCAAAAGAAGGTGATCTAATATGGTTTCCATTATCTAAAGGATTATTTGAAATTAAATTTGTTGAAGATGAACAACCTTTTTATCAGATTGGAAAAAATTATGTTTTTGATATAACTTGTGAGACTTTTCAATATTCAAATGAAACATTTACTACAGGTAAAACTTATATTGACCAATTAGCTGCAGACAATCTTCTTACTAACGATCAAACTTTAGAAAATGTACCTGCTGCTAAAAATGTAGCAATCGAAACAGAAGCAGATTCAATATTGGATTTTACAGAAGAAAACCCTTTTGGAGATAATACTTTTTAATGTTTGGTAGCCATTACTATAATAAAAATATTCGCAACATAGTAGTTCTTTTTGGAACGCTTTTTAATGATATATCAGTTAAACGGGTGACCTCTGCGGGTGTCACTTCTAGTGAATTTAAAGTTCCTATAGCATATGGACCATCAGAGAAATTTCTTGCTAAAATTGGTGGAAAAGATGAACTATCACTACCAAGATTTTCCTTTGAAATTACTGATTATGCTTATGATCCTACACGAAAATTACAAACTACAAAGAAAATAAAAAAAGGAAAAACAGGTAGTACTACGCGTATGGATACATTGTTCAATCCAGTTCCTTATGATTTTAGTGTTACATTGAGTCTTATGGTAAAGTATAGTGATGATGGAACACAAATATTAGAACAAATACTTCCTTATTTTACACCAGAGTTTCAAGTTACTGCGAATGAAATGGCTACAATGGGTGTTAAAAGAGATATTCCAATTATATTAAATAGTGTTTCAACCGAAGATACTTATGAAGGTGATTTTATTACAAGACGAGCTTTGATACATACTTTACAATTTACGGTTAAAGGTTATATATATGGTAGAACGTCTGACCAAAGTATTATTAGAACAGTTGATGCTAATATTACTGGAACTAGTTTTGATAATCCAACAATAGTAAATGGTGCATTAGTAGGTGATAAAAATATAGAAATTACTCCTAAAGCATTATCTGATTTAAATGATGACGAAGTTATTGATAACCTCGATCATGGTTTAGTTATGCCTGATAATGATTTTGGATTCATTGAAACAATTACCGAAGAGCCATAATGAAACAAACTTCTGTAGACAAATTAAATAAAGTATTAGACATAACAGGTGATTTGATTGAGGTTAAAAAGGAAAAATCACCAGATGTGGAAGTAAATACTCAAGACCTTACTTCTGAATATGAATTTTCTCAAGGTCAATATCATAATATTATTGACAAGGGAAATGAAGCTTTAACAGAACTTATGGAAATAGCAAAAGCTGATGAAAGTGCTCGCTCTTTTGAAGTGTTAGGACAGTTGATGAATAGTCTTACTACTACCACAAAAGAACTTTTACTATTACAAAAAACAAAGAAAGAGATTGAAAGAGATAAGAAAGATCCTTCAACAGTTAATAATTCTTTGTTCATTGGCTCAACAGCCGAATTACAGGAGTTATTATCAGCTAAAAAGAAATAATATATGAGTGATAAATATTTAGGTAATTCTCTGCTGAAAAGAGCAGACGTTCAGCATAATTTTACAAAAGAAGAAATACAAGAATATATAAAATGTCGTGATGATATTATATATTTTTTAGAAAATCATGTGAAGATTGTCCACGTTGATGAAGGTTTAATTCCTTTCAGTTTGTACCCCTTTCAAAAAAAATTAATAACCACTATATCCAAAAATAGAAATGTCATTGTAAAAACTGGTAGACAAGTTGGTAAGTCTACTACTACATTGGGCTGGTTATTGCATTATGTTTTGTTTAATCAGTCTAAAACAGTTGGTATTCTAGCTAACAAAGCTTCTACTGCTAGAGAATTATTAAATCGTATTCAAATAGCATATCAACATCTTCCTAAGTTTCTTCAACAAGGACTTAAGGAATGGAATAAAGGTTCTTTAGAACTTGAGAATGGAAGTAAGATTATAGCTTCATCTACATCTTCCAGTGCTATTCGT